TTCGTCATCGGCTTCCGGCTCCTCGTCGTAGACCGATACCAGAGACGACGCGACGTCCTCTCCGTATCGCTCCGCGAAGAAGCTCTTGGCGGCCACTACGGACTCGCGATTGGCAGGCACGGTCACGAGGCTGTTTTCAAACAGCTCGACCTTCGATATCTCCCGGAACTCTTCGGCCTCTCCCGCTTCGTTCTTGCGGGACTTCTTCCTGGCGTCGAGGACGCGGATGCCTACGGACAGAGTGCGAAGCTGGCCGCGCTTCACTTGACCACGGATAAGGCGAAGGTAGTCTGCGACTCCCCCGGTGATGGGCACGCCCTCGTCATCCTCGACCGGCTGCACATAGCCACGTACCCACAACCCCTCCTTGGATACTTTCCCTTCGGTGACCTGACCGATCGAAAACGACCAATCGTGCATGTAGAATACCTGCGGGTTGTAGCGCAGATAATCCTTGAGCGTTTGTCGCCATGCCTTCGCGAGGATCACGTCGCCGTGGCGGTCGAGGTTCGTCGTGTTGGCATAGCCCTCAAACCAGAGGCGGCCATCGTTCTCGTCGTCGCCCGCTTTGAACTCCAGCGGAACGAACAACGACTTCTTCTCGTCGACCCCGACCGTCGAGCGGATCTCCCGTCGAGCCTCTTTCCCGATATACTGACCGATGGTCGTCATGATTCGTCTCCGTTTCCGTTGCCCCCGTGCAGGTCCACGCTGGCCGCGAGCTGTCTCGGGTTCCAATCGATCTCCCCGCCGCTACCGGCGAACTCCTCGTATTCCTCGTTCACTAGATACCCTGGCTCCACGCCCTCTCCGGGCTTGTAGTCCGCACGGATAGGCTCGGGCGGTCGGGCCTGCACGCGAGGGACCATGATGCACCGGCAGTTGATCGTGTTCTCTGGCTGGCCGCTGCGGTCGCCTGGGTACGCGAGGTGGTCCCCGCCCACCACGAACAACTCCTTATCGGGATAGATCGACTGGCCGTTGGCTGCTGCATGGGCTTCGCGCACGCTGCCGTCTTGGGAGGCCCGCCATTCCATTTTGGGGATGATGCCGTGCTTGCGCTTGGCGTCGATGATCGATTGCCGAGATGCCCAATTGATGGCCCGACTCGTTTCGGTGCGTGCGATCGTGAGCGCGTTGGCCCGATCCCCCCGGAAGAAGGTGCGAACGCGAGAAGAGAGCTGCTGCTCGGTATCACCGGCTGCGATTCCCTGCGCCAGCTCCTCACGGAGCTTCGTGGCCGTGGTGCGAATGGTGCCCTTGATCGATCCGCCTTGCGCTGCGAGCCGGCGCTCGGCTGCCGTGTTGCGAATGGAGAAGGCTGACTCCAGGCCGATCGCACCGTTGGCAGCCGTGCCAGCCTTCTCCATAGCGGTCGCCAGCTCCTTCTTGGTGGAGGCGACCATCGTCTCGCTACCCTCGCTGAAAAGGATCGTGTCCACCGCTTTCAGCGTTTCCCTGCCGCCAGACTCCTTAACCGCAGAAACGACTGCGCCCTCCATCTTTCGGCTGGCCCGACGAACAACGTTCTGCAAGTGGACCTCGGTGCTCTTTTGCAGCTCGGTCATCTGCCTCACGTAGCGAGACTCTGCCTTGCTCACGGTCTTGAGGCGCAGCTCCTGCGTCGTCTCCTGGCTCGCTTCGCGCAGGGCTGCTTCCAGAGGGATCACGCCTCGACCGACGAGAATCGTGTCCCCGTTCTCCACGGGCTCCAGATCAAGGAACTCGCGTCGGTACTCGTTGATGGTGTAGAGGCCGGAGGAAACGGCCTCCTTGCCCGTCTTGACGATGGCCTGCCGGTCGGGCTGGAGGGCTTCGACCCCGCTGAAGTCGTGCTCCACCTCCAGCTCAGGACTGTGCCGCTGCAGGAAGGTTCCGGTCATCGTCGAATCGAATCGCGCAGCGATCGGCTTAACCGTGTCCTCCCAGAAGATGCGACGCTTCTCGCGCAGCGAGGCGTGGTTGGCGCTCTTCTGACCGAGCAGCTCCATAGGGATGCCCAGCGCCATCGCGACGTCCTCTTTGGTCATGTTGAGCTGTTCCATCCAGAAGATATCGCGGTGGGCAAACGTCTGGGGCTGGAACTTGAGCCCTCCGTAGAGGACCATGATGCGCTGCGCCTTCGAAGCCCCTGCGTAGTCCTTCTCAAACGAGTCCCTGACCTTGCGGGCCTTGATGGGCGTCATTTCCTCATCGGTTTCCAGCACGCCGGAGACGTGGACGCCCTTTTCCAGCAGGCGGTCGTTCCAGTTGCGGGCCTTCAGGTCGGTGATCAGCTCGTTCCGTCCTGCGTGGAGCCGGCCCATACCAGAGTAGCGATCCGTCGTGGAGAAGGACCGAAACACGATCATGTCCTCGGCCAGGATCTGGATCTCTGAGCCATCGACACGGTATCGGTATCCGACCACGCCTCGGGTCGTCTTGACCGGAGCCACGCCTGGAGTGAAAAGCGGCCACAGCTCAAATGCGTACCGAGGGTCTTCGCTCTCGACCTTGGCCACATACGCTTGCCCGGTGAGTAGCCACCACGAGCAGATCGTTTCCCAGGCCTCCATGGGGCTCTGCTCTGGATTCCACCACTCGAACGCTCTGGCCACTTCATGATCGTCGGCCCGCTCCCGCTCGTCCGCTCCATCGCGAGTCGTTGTGGTGTAGAAGCGCAGCGGAACCGAAGCGAGCCGAGTTGCGAGATAGTTCACGCACGTCGCCACGAAGAGGTGGCGCTCGTAGATATCCTTGAGCTGGCCGGAGACCATGACGTGGTCGGAATCGATGCGAAGGTCGCCCATGCCCAGCTCGGCAGGAGCGATGTCTTGGTAGCCTTTGTCGATGAGCTGAAGGGTGGGAAAGGCTCGGTAGGAAGTGCGGAGAAGGGCGTGTGCCGAGTCGTACAGCAGAGAGCCCAGCGTGCGCCGGGCGCGTCCAAATCTGCTCATTGAATGTGGTCCTCGCCTGGCCGGCCTGCTGACGTCGCGACCGATGGGATCGAGCCCATCTCTTCGTCGCTCTGCTCTGCGCCGTTTCTCTCTCGGTAACACGCGCAGAGATCTGCGTCAAGCCACTCCTGCGCCGGATCGCTTGCGTCCCTCCCATGCAAGCGCGAGCGCGATGGCAAGCTCGCCGTGCGTCTCTATCCCTCGATCTCCCTTATCGAACGGACTCTCGTACACGATCCTGTCGTCGTCGTCGTATTTGATCCCCTTCAGATCCGAAACGGTCTCCGGCCCTGAGAGCAGTAGCTCACGATTTCGCAGCGCCTGCTCGAGCGCGTTGAAAACTCGTGGTTTGGTGACGGACGACATTGGGAAGCCGGGCTTCTGCTTCGCGATGGTCTGCATGTGCTCCCGTAGCTCGCGCTCCTTGTGCTTGTAAACGCCATCGACGTCCCAGCGCCGAAGGAGCTGCAGAACCGAATCGCCTGGCGTGTTGCGCTCGACGATGATGAGCCCAGGAAATCGCTTCTGGATCTCCACGACCAGCTCGGCCTGCTCGTCTGTCGGCTTCCAACCCACCCACTCGTAAACCTGCTCGGGGGGATCGACTCCGTAATCGATCACGACGATTCCTGCTGGGTGGCCGGCGGCATCTCCGGTGCTCGTGTCCATTCCGATGACGTGCTCGTGCTTGTATCCCGTCAGCCTTGGCTGGCCGTTGCGGTCCTTCAGCGGCTCCCCGTTCGCATCCAGCTCGATCTCGTCGCGCCCTTCCTGCAGCAGCTCGCAGCGGATCTGCAGGTCGGTGGTCCTGAAAAACGAGCGCCCGCTCTGGAGGAAGCACGTCTCCGGGTCTTCTGGGAACTCGACCCGGAAGCGGTCCATGGCGGTGAGCAGGCCGATAGGCTCGATGTTGGCGATCTTGCGCCGTCGCCATTTGATCTGCTCGGGCGTGAGCTTGTGCTCCCCCCGGCGGTCGTCTGCGAATGGGTTGTTGAGCCCGAGGCGGTCCTCCTCCTCGGTGATCGGCCCACCGCCTGCGATGTCGTCGATGGTCTCATCGGGCTCCAGCTCCAGGCGCGTGTTCCCGCCGTACCACCACGGAAAGAACCGGGCCTTGTACGCTCCCACGCCGGCGCGTGCCTTCTTGAATCGGCGATAGAAGCTGTTTTGTCCTCGGGGCGTGGAGTCGATACGGACAAGCCCTCCGACGACCGGGACGCAGTTTTCGATCTTGCCGATGAACTGCTCTGCGTAGCGGTAGAAGGCGAACTCGGTGAGGATCAGCTCGTTGATGGTGCGGGCCTGGCCCTTCTTCTCGCTGATCTCCTCGGAGGCTCCCACGGTGTTGACGACGAACTTCGATCCGATGGAATCGAACTCGATGTAGTGGCCACCTCGCTTGGAGGGTGTGGGTCGGAACTCGGGCGGGATGGAATTGAACTGGTAGAGGACCACTTCGTCGAAGATGCGCTTGGCGGTATCCCAATCGTGCGCGAATAGCTCGACGGTCCAGCCTGGCCTGGTGAGCACGTTGATCCAGGCCGAGGCCACGTAGATCGACGTCAGGCCTCCCCGACGCCACTTCACCGTGATCTCGTGGTCTGCGAGCGAGAGGACGATCTCGCGCTGCATGGCGTTGGCGACCAGCGGGACAGGCTGGCTCGTCTCCGGCTCCTCGACGAGGATCAGCGATTCGATGAGGTAGAGGCGCTGCTCAGGCGTGAGGTTCGCGAGTTGAGATACCGGAACGTCGACGAAGCCCGCGAGAGCTTCAGCCGATGTTGCTATTGCCATCCTCGGTCCTGAATGGGCTCGGGCGTTGAGGCAGGCCGCGCTCCTCGCGGATGCGCTCGATGGCGTCCTCCCATCGCACGCGCTTTGGCGCTTCGGTGAGGTATCCGATCTTCAGGAGGAAGTCGTTCTTGTTCTCGTGGAGGGCTCGGAGCTGGCCCAGGAGGTTGAGCCGGGCGTTGACATATGCGATCTGAGAGTCCTCGCCAGCCCGGCCCTCGATCTCACGATCGTTCTCCTCCAGCTCGTCGAGCAGGTTGCTTTCCATCGATTCGTACCAGGCGAGGGCACGGTCGATCTCCTGCTTCTCGGCCTCGACGTCGTACTCCTCGTGCTTCATCGGGCGGTGCTTTCGGATGACCTTCATGTCCCGCCAGACGGTCGTGCGTCCTACGTTGAGCTGCCGACCGATCTCCGCGCAGGAAATCATGCCCTTGTGCTGGACGAGCAGCTTGCGGATCTCGCGCTGGCGCTGGTTCAAAGGGCTTCGTGGCATGGCCCTCCCCCCTCTCTCGTTTCAGGCAGTGCGGACGAATAGCGTCATTCCGACGCCTTTCCGGTCCTGCCTTTCTGGGATTGTCTGACCGAGGCGAAGCTCTGGATGATGTCCGCTGCTGCTGCACCGAGGTATTGCTCGGCTCGGTAATAGATTGTGCCGTCTGGATTTACGAGCCCCTGGTAGATTGCCTGACGGACGACGGCTTCCGCTGGAAAGTTTGCGCCCAGGGCTGCGCGAATAAACTCGTGGTCGACGACGAAGTGCTCCCAGAGCCAGTCCCTTCGGGCCGAAAGCGGAGCAGTTTTGCCGGGCGGTGCAGCCTTTTTGCGGATCTGGCGGATCGGAATGAGGTGCCAAATCGAAAGAAGGCGGACCAGATTCAGGTTGCCGTGGAGGGCAACGATCGAGGTCTCCTTGACCTGGGCCTGGAGGTCTTTCTGGGCCTTTGCGAGGTCTTCGGCCTTGCTCACGGCTTCTCCTGCCGCCGAGGTTGGCCCGTGTTCCACGTGAAACGTGGTCCTGGGGTCATTGTACCAGTGCCTTCCCGGCCCGACACAGGGCCTCTCAGGGCCTCACGAGGCCGTCGACGTTGGCCCGTGTGGGCTCATTGGCCGGCCTGGGGCTCGGCCTTCTGGCGTTGGGCCTTCTGGCCCGTGAGGGCCTCCCAGCGGTCCAGGGCGACGCTGGCGTAGCGTGGGGAAAGCTCGATGGCCCTGGCCCTGCGCCCGAGCTGTTCGCAGGCGAGGATGGTCGTTCCCGAGCCGACGAATGGGTCGAGGACGATTTCGCCTCGCTTGGTCGAGTTAGCGATGGCCTTGGCGGCCAGCTCGACGGGCTTCATGGTCGGGTGCTCTCGGCTGGCCTTGGGCCTGTCGATTTCCCAGACGGTGTCCTGGGTGCGGTCGTTGAGGAAATAGTGTCCTGCTCCCTCTTTCCAGCCGTAGAGGATGCTCTCGTGCCTCCAATGATAATCCTGCCGGCCCATGACGAACACGTCCTTTACCCAGACGATGCACTGGCGCAGGGCGACCTGGGCCTGGATCGCGTTTCGGAACACCGTCTCGTCTGGCCCAGCGGGCGCGCAGATGTAGAAGCTGCCTCCTGGGCGAAGGGAGAGGAGGAAGCATCGAATGAAGTCATCGAGGAAGGAGCGGAAGTGCTCGGCGGTCATCGAGTCGTTTTCGATGGTGAGCTTCTCTGAGGTTTTTCCCTCGTAGGACACGTTATACGGCGGATCGGTGAATACGAGGTCGGCGTGGTGGCCTGCCATCAGCTCCTCGTAGGATTTGATTTTGGTGGAGTCCGCGCAGTGGAGGAGGTGGTCGCCGAGGAGCCAGGTATCGCCTGGCTCGACCCGTACCTCCACGTCGTCTGGGACGGGCGGTTCCTCAAGGTCGTCTGGGGCGGGCTGCTCGGGGAAGGCCAGCGCCTTGACGCGCTCGTAGTCCTCCTGGGTAAATCCGGTGACGGTCCAGTCGTCGTAGCTTTCCTGCAGAACCTCCAGTTGCCCTGCCAGGATGCCGTAATCCCATGTGGACAGCTCGTTGGTCTGGTTGTCGGCGATCGCATAGGCACGGGCGTCGTCGTCGGTGCCTTTGAATTTCACGGTGGAGATCTTGGACCAGCCCAGCTCCAGGGCTGCCTTCACGAGTCCGTTGCCAGCGATGACGGTTGGACGTCGTTTCCGGTGGAACTTGTGGATGACCACGCCTTTGACCTGGCCGAAGCGCTCCAGGCTGACGAGGATGGCTGCGTGGTTGATGTCTGGGTGGTGGCGTGCGTTGTCGGGGTCGAGGTCAAGGTCTCGGATGGGAACGAGGTTCTCGGCCAGCTCCGTTGCTCCCTGCCACTCCATTTTGCCTCCTCTAACGGGTTCCGTGCTGACCCCGTTCTATCACCGATGGGGCTCCATCACAAGAGGCAGAGGGCCAGCCTTCTCGGCTGACCCTCCTCCCCGGCTCGGCTAACAACCTCCGGGGGATCTACATGCGGCCTGCTCTGCCCTCCTTGATTTCGAAGAGGCGTTGATCGAATCGCTGCTCGGCGATCCTGCGGTCTCCGACCCAGAACTCGTCGTTGCGCCATTGGTAGGGTGGGTCGTCGGGGTCGATGCCGACCGATCGTAGCAGGGCTCGGCACGCTCTGTGGGCTTGCGCCATGTCGATTTGATCGCTGTCTTCTCGGTGCATCCTCATCGCTTCTCCTTGGCTGCTCTGGCCCGGTAGATTGCCTCCGCTCGGTTGGCCTCGCGAAGGAACACGCAGTTCTCGCTTCCGAATCCCCGATCGTACTCGTCGGCGAGCAGGTCGAGGGCCTCCTTGTAGCGGACGCTAACCGCTACGAGGGCATGGTAGAGCATAATCTCCAGCTCGGTCATCGTGCTTCCTCCTTGGCCTTGAGGGCCTTTTCGATCATCCGCGTCACCTTGAGCTGGCCCGTATGGCCGGCCTTCTTGAAATTCCATTCCACGTAATCGAGGAGCGTCATGCCCTTCTCGGCCAACCAGGCCATGGGGTGGGGCTCGGCTTTGAGCGCGTCGGCGACCTCGGGGAGGGCCTCCTTGGCCTCGGCGATGCGCTTGCGCTCGCGCTCGGCCCGGCGCTTCGCCTTGGCCTGGTCGACGACCCTCTTGACCGTGTTGGTCAGCCCCTGGTCTCCGGTCTTGTAGACGCACTGGTTGCCGACGACGAATCGCTTGCCGTCGGCGTCTTGGATGATGCAGCACTCGGCGATTCCCTGGCCGCAGAAGTCGCAGGCTCCCATCGGCTGGCCGGGCGCTCCTACCGTCATGCCGTTCGGATACGTGATCGGGCCGACCCGATACTCGACGTCGACGAAGCGGAAGGGGGCTCGGCCCAGGCCGGCCTTTTCGAAGCGGTGGATCTTGTCGGTGCTCATCGGGCACCTCCTTTGGGAATGCAGGCGTGGATGGTCTGGATCTCGCGGTTGTCGCGTAGCAGGTTTTTCGTCGGGGCGGTGTCGACGACCGTCTGGCCGTTGCTATCGATCAGGATCATGTGGGCGGCGGTCTTGCTGTGCTCTACGACCAGCATGTAGAAGGTGCCCCTCGGGTCGGGCAGGGCGTGAATCGAGCGTCGGACGTTGGCGACCGTGAAGCGGGCCGTTCCCAGGTCTCGCTTGAGCACGCTCTTTCGCGAGCGCACCAGCCAGCCGTTGCGCCGGAGGATGTTGGCTCGCAGCGTGTGGCCCTTGGTCCCGGTCGGGCCGGTCTTCACGAAGTTGTCGAAGGGCACCCCGAGGGCGGTGAGGCAGGCGGTGACGCAGACCGTCTTGGCGCGCCTCGCGTCGTTGCCGGCGAAGTGCTTCCTCATGATGATCGGCTGGCCGGGAAGGCCGAGGCGTTCGGCCTGGAAACGGGGCGTGACCTGGGCGTCGGCGGGAAGCTGCTGGTGGGCGGTGAGGCGCTTCATCGGTCGTCCTCCTTCCCGCTCAGGAAATCGACCAGGGTCTGAAGCTCGGCGTTTACATGGGCGACGTTGCCAGGGTATCCCCAGCTCACCTTGTCGCTGTTGCGGGCGTCGGCGTCGGCATATGCCTTGCCGGCCTGATCGTATACGAGCTGCTGCAGCTTCTCCGTCAGCTCCCTGGCTCGCTTGATCTCGGTTCCGAGGGCGCTGGCTGCGGTCTGGTACTCGCGGTGGCTGTTCTTGCGGGTCTTCATCGGGCTTCCTCCGTTCGGGTGGTGCCGGCCTCCCCGCCGGCGTTGTAGATACTATCCCATTAATCGGAGGCGATGGCCAGCCCTGGAGGGGAAATGAATAATTTATTTCCTAAGTGCCTATTTTATAGGGACTTCCGTGGCTAGTGGAACCTGCGGAATTGAATAGTGGCGGGCTCCGGGCGGGCTCCGGGCGGTCGTTTGGGGCGACAAAGCGGCCCGCCCGGCGGGGAGGCCGGGCGGGCCTGCGGTGCGCCTCCCGAGCCGGAACGGAGGAACGGTACGTCTCGGGTCGCGTCGGCGCACGCGCTCAGGTGTTGCGGTCTGCGTGGCGGTGGGCCATCCGGTACTGATTCTCTTGGTAGCGGGCGAGGCACTCACGTGCCTCCAGTGCCGCTATGTGGAGGTCCGGGTCGTCGTGCGTCCAGCGGTAGACTGCAGGGCCGGTCGTCGCCCCCCATCGGATCTTCCCGCCTGGGTACATCGCGTGCAGGAGCGTGAGAGCTGCGATCAGATCCTTGCAGGAGGCCTGGTACGCTCCCTGTTCGTCGATGACCTTCCATGGGGGCGCGCCTGCCATTCAGATCACCGCCTTTCGAATCGGGATCGGTATTCCGCGCCGGCGCAGCTCGGCCTCGTAGATGCTCGCCTCGTCCCGATAGTAGCCAGCGTCCTTTCCTCGGAGCGTCGCTCCGTACTTTCGCTCGATGGCGTCCATGGCCTCGGCGGTCTCGACGCAGTCCTTGTGAGCCCAGAGCAGCTCGGCGTCGCGCATCTTGCTGGCCAGATTTCCCTTGGCGATCCAGTCGATGTTCATCGTGCTTCCTCCGTTCCAGGGTGGTGGGGGAGGCCCGCTTGGCCTCCCCCTCTCCGCTCCGCTTCCTATCGATACTCGCGCCGGCTCGGCAGAGCCTCAGCCCAGACGTAGCCGTGGCCGAGGCTGATCAGAATCTCCAAAAGGTACGTCACGACGTTCGGGTCGTTGCCGCCGATGTGGAGCGTCTGGCTGCCGCGATAGTCGTAGAGGGTAGCGACCAGGGGTCGTCCGTCGCGCCCCTTCTTTCCGGGGAAGCGAAGCTCCCACTCGGCGGTCGTTTTGTCGCCGGCCTCTTGGGGCGGGCCGAAGATCTCGATGGCCTTCTCGATCGTCATGTCGGTGTAGCCTTGGAGCCAGCTCGATTCGAATCGCTCGGTGGTGCGAAGCTTCCAGGCGAGTCCGTTGGCGGTCTTGCGGGTCTTCATCTCGTTTCCTCCGTTCGGGTGGTGCCGGCCTCCCCGCCGGCGTTGTAGATACTATCCCCTAT